ACAACACCCGTGGCTACAGCGCCGCCGACTTGGCTGTTCTGAACGATCGCTTCGTGGCGGCGTGCGCTGCTGAGGGAATCGACCTAGACGATCCGGCCAGCGACCCGTACGACACGTACGACGCCGAGGAGCACCTCGCTGAGCGCGTGCTGGTCGAATTCGACAACCAGCAGGAGGGTTGGCCATGGAAATAGCAATGACCCGTACGAATCCCGACGGCTCTCGCGTAACGATATACGTCGGCGCAGGCGTGTACATTGACGCTCAGGCGTACGTCGGCGCAGGCGTGCACATCGCCGCCGATACGTTTATCGGCGCATCCGCGCACATCGGCGCGCGGGCGACCATCCGCGCACGGGTGTACGTCGGCGAGCGGGCGGTTATCGGCGAGCGGGCGACCATCGGCTCAGACGTGACCGTCCGCGTGGGGGTCAATATCGCCGCAGACGCGACCGTCCGCGGGGGGTCGACCCCGATAGAGACCTCCCACAACAACAACGCCTGCTGCTGGCAAGACATCAAGACGCGACCGTCCGCGACATGACCGTGCTCGATCTCGGCGTCGTCCGCCTCTCCCTCTATTAGGCCCACAGCCTCACCCACAAGCCCGCCTGACACTGCCTCTAGCCGACCCGCTCAACGGGCCGGCATGGGCCAGCGCCAAGCTGGACGCCCCGCGCAACGCGACGGCGGAACACAACGAAGGACGACCTATGCAAACCGTAACAGCGACCGAAGCGTCGGGCTTGCCCGCCGTCATCACCTACGGGCCTACACTGCCGGACGTTCAGACCGTCCAGCCGCTCGAGCCGATCACTGTCAGCATTGACGCCCTGCGCGCCGCGCTGATCTGCGCGTCGAAAGAGGAGGCCCGCTACTACCTCTGCGGCGTATTCATGCACCGCACGGCCGACGGCTTCATCCGCGCCGTTTCGACCGACGGGCACCGCCTCATCGTGGCGAACCTCTACCGCGAGCACGCCGACCAGAAGGGCCCGGCTTGGCTCGACATCGGCGTGATCATCCCGGCCGACATGCTGGCCGCTAAGCTCGCGATCATCGACAAGGCGCAGAGCCACCTCGAAAAGGGCAATCGCCCGGTGGAGATCGCTTTTGCCGACGGCGCGTCACATCTCGAAGTCCGCGACGCCCAAGGCTTCAACGTCTTCAAGGTCAAGCCGATCGACGGCGCGTTTCCCGACTACGTCCAGCGGATGGGCGGCTTCGGCGGCGCGTTCGACGACAGCGACCGTGGCGAATTCCAGCCCACGGCATTTGATCCCAAGTATCTCAAGTCGGTGGGCGACATCGCGACACGTCTCGGCGCCAAGGCGGTGCTCGCCTACGGGATGCCCGACGACATCGCGAAGAATGGCAAGCGCTCGCCCCGTCCTTCACTGTTCACCTTCGGCGGCCTGGGCGTGGCCTTGGTCGTGATGCCGATGCGCACCGAGCCCGTCATGCACGAGGCCGACAGGATCGTGCTGTCCTCCGCCATCAAGTCCAGCGTCGCGGCACTGCGGGCCCACGAGACCCGCAACCGCAAGGCGGCGAAGAAGCTCACCGGCGACGAAAAGGTGGCGGCGCTCGCGAAGGCCGAGAGCTTCAAGGCCCGCCTCGAAGCACTCCTGGCCCGCGCCGGTAACGGCGATGTGGTGGAAGCCCTGCCCCCGCCGGCGCCGGAACCGGAGCAGGTCGAGGAGCCTGTCGAGGAGCAGCAGGAAGTCGCGCTGGCCGATGGCCTGGGCGAAGGCGAGCAGCCCGAGGTCGAGCAGGTGGCCGAGGAACAGGTCGTCGAGCGGCAGGGTGCGCGTCGCGGCCGGAAGAACCGGAAGGCCAAGCGCTGAAAATAAGTGAGGGGCGATGCGGCCTTGGCTGCAACGCCCCTCAGTTTTTCCCGACCTATGCAAGAGCAGGAAGTGAGCAGGACCATGACACAATCCCAGCAGACCAGCAACGGCGAGCCCGTTGCAGACTTCGGCCCCGATCATCCGCTGACCGGCGCCTCGCGCAAGCAAGCGATCGAGGATGGCGTGCTGATCGACTTGAGCGACATCGCCTGTCCGCTGTTCTGGATTTGGCCGGTCGCGTGTACCGCCGGCGTCTGGCAGCAGCTGGTCGCGGCCGGTGTAGATCCCGAGAAGGAAGCCGAGGGCGGCGCAACCTACGGGCGGCGAGCGAAGCAGCTCATCGTCAACTCGTGGGAAGCCGCCCAGGCGCAGCGCAACGGCGGCGAGCGCTCCGACATCTTGCAGTTCATGGCCGACACCGACGCAGGCAGCACGAAAGTGTGGGCCCGCGTCACGCCCGGCGATGATGGCGAGTCCGTCGTGACGATCATGCTGATCAGCGAGGACTAGGACCCCGAGGGCGCGCGCCTCGGTGCGCGTCCCTCTCTCCCTCTTTCAAAAGGAAATTCGGCAATGCACCCGATCACGATTAATCCCGATGGCGCTTCTGTTCGCGGCTGCTCCTACATTTACGCCCCGGCCGGTCAAGCTGGCGAATACTCCCCGCTTGCCGCCAATCCCTACTTAGGCTGCGGCCACAAGTGCGCCTATTGCTACGTACCCCGCCTGCTGCGCGTTCACCTCGGCGGCCCCGGCTCGAACGTGAACAAGGCCCGGCAGGTGTTCGACGAGGGCGCCATCGTTCGCCCGAAATTCCAGAGCGGCCTGCTCAAAGACGCGCGGAAGTATCAGGCCGCGGGTCTCACAGGCCAGGTCATGCTCAGCTTCACGACCGACCCGTATCCGCCAGCGCATCACGAGCTCACCCGCTGGACGCTGCAGGCGCTGCGAGATCACGGCCTCGGCTTCTGCACGCTGACGAAGGGCGGCAGTCGAGCGCTGCGCGATCTCGATCTATTCCGACCGGACCGCGACGCCTTCGCCTCGACGCTGACGAGTCTGGATCGCGACTTCTCTCGCAAGTGGGAGCGCGGCGCCGCCGATCCTGAAGACAGGATATCGACGCTCCGAAAATTCCACGACCGAGGGATTTTCACCTGGGTCAGCCTCGAGCCGACCATCGACGTTGAAGCATCGCTGGCGATCGTCGACGCCACTCACGAGTTCGTCGACTTGTTCAAAGTCGGCCGCGTCAACTACGTCGGCATCACGAAGACAACCGACTGGCAGGCCTACACCCTCCGCATGATCGAGAAGCTGCAGCGCCGGAACAAGCGCGCATATATCAAAAAGGACCTGCAGCCCTATTTGCCCGCCGGCTACTTCAACCCGCTGCGCGTCAATCAGCACCACGGAGCAGCGTCATGACGCGGTCGATGGTGCAAGCCGATTGGGACCAGATGCTTGCCGATCATGGCGACATCGCCAACGCCGAACGAGACGCCGCGATACCGCGACATGGCTCGCCACTGCGCCCGCGTCTATCTGGCCGAGGCTCGGCGCCGGCTCCCGTCTTCGTCCTGTCGATCGACGGCGGCGTGCTGCAGAGCATCGAGACCGATGCGCCCGCCGGGACGCCGCGGCCGCGCTTCGTCTTGGTCGACTACGACGTCGACGGCATCGGTACAGACGAGCGCGTCAAGCTGGTCGGAGAAAAGAACCACCCCGGCAGCCGCTACGCTACCGCAGAGGACATGGGCGTGAACGACGACACCGAGTATGTGGCGCGCGTCTTGAAGGCTGCTGATCAGTCTCGCTCGTTGAGCGGCAGCCCCTGCATGACGAGTCCGAAGTAGAGCACTTTAGCCGCTGACTTGCCCCTCGCCCGCCATGCGCGGACGAGGCGGCAATTCATCCGGCGGCACAATCCCCCCAGCGCACGATCGACGAGTTCATCATGAGACGACGCCAGACCCACGGCACGAGGCCTCAGACCCGCCAGCACCGACATGGCTTTGGGGATGCCGCCCATTTTCATATTCATGTTCGACCCGTCCGTCAGACAGAAGCCGATCAGCTCGCCCGGCTTCACCGGCCGGCGTGCCGCGATGATCGCAGCTTGCAGCCACGGCGAGCCGTAGGCGTCGAGGTCGAAGATCCCGAATTGCGCGAGATCGATGCAGCGCAGGACGCGCGTGTTCTCGGCCACATAGGCGAGCCGCGTGTCGTCGGGGAACCACCGAAGGTCGCAGCCGACGTAGCCAGGCGCGTCGATCCAGACGCGGCGGTACATTTCCCCGGAGCCGGCGAAGGCGTCGAACACTTTGGCCTTCACGGCGTCGAGCACGTTGCGCCGGATCAGCGCCTTGTCGGGCGCGCTGCGCTGGTGGTTGTCGACCTTCTGGACGTTGGCGAGTTTGGCGCCGAGCCTAGCTGCCATCGCCCACCGTGCCCTGCTCCACGTTCACGCCCGGGATATCGGCCATGAGCGCGCGAAGCTTCTGCAGCGCCTGGGCCTGTGATGCGAGCGGACCGCGCACGCTGATCCAGAAGCGATCGCCCACAGTCGCGACGTCCAGTTCCTCGACGTTGGCCGTCGGCTCGGCCGGCATCAGCTTGTCGAGTTCGGCGGGCGCGAAGCCCAGCGCAGCCAGGTCGGAGCCGTCGCCGCGCAGCTGGGTCAACTCGGCGCGCAGCGTGTCCATGTTCCACGTCGAGTTGAGAGCGATCTTGTTGTCGGCCAGCATCAGCTCGCGCTTCTCGCGCTCCGACAGTCCGGCCAGCTTGATCGTGGGCCCATCGTCCAGGCCGATGCTTTGACCGGCAGCGACCCGGCCGTGGCCCGCGATGATGACGTCGTCCTCGTCGATCAGGACGGGGTTCGTCCAGCCGTAGCGTTTGATCAGTTCCGCGATCTGCGCGATCTGCTCAGGCGAGTGCTTGCGCGCATTGCGAGGGTTCGGTTTCAGGTCGGCCAGCGGCCGGACCACGACGGCCAAATTGTGGACGCGCGGCTTCGTGGGTTTCTTGTCGGCTGCGGTTGGTTTAGCCAAGGTGGTAACTCCCACCCGGCGCTACGGCACCGGGAACAAATTGATTTGGCCCACGACCGCGCGGTTGCTCTTGAGCCCGTTGCACTTGCGGCAGGCCGTCTGGCAATTCGCGTAGGTGTGGGCGCCGCCCTTCGACAGCGGCCGCCGATGATCAAGCTCTGGCGATCGCGGAGCCAGCCCACCCATCAATCGGCGCGGCTCTTGCCTATTTGCTTTGAGTTGGAGGTCTCGCCGGTCCTTGCATGGCGTAGAGCAGACGAGTGGTTTTCGGCCTCTGCCTGCCTGTCTCCGGAAAGTTTTTGACACTGTGCGCAATCGAATTGTTCAAGTGGGCCGGCTTTGTTTGCCATCGAATAGCACAACGATTTCGACCCCCATGCGTTATTTCGCGGGCGTACACATCGCTCCAGGATCGCGGTCACTGGGGCCCCACCCAAG